GAACTTCTTCGGCTGCCAAACGATAATCAACATAACAGAATACCAGTAGAGGTAAAAACAACATGGCTGTATTTTCAGGCAAAGGATTGGTGGTGAAGTTCGGGTCGGACACGCTGACGCACGTGCGCAGCGCATCCGTCACGAGTGCGATCAACATGGTGGACATCACGGCGGCAGCCGACACTTTTCGCGGACAAATCACCACGGTGACTTCGTTCGAGGCAACTGTGGAGATGCTGTACGATGACACCACGGACCTGTTCGACACGGAACTGGCTCCGGGCACTTCGGGCGCTTTTGTCGTGAACCCGGAAGGCGTGGCGTCCGGTGCGATCAAGATAAGCGGCACGGCGTTTGTGACGGGCGTGCAGTTTTCTGCACCTTATGACGGGCTTGTGGTGGCGTCTGTGTCCTTGAGTGGCAACAGCGCGCTGACCGTCGGCGCCAACCCATAAAGGCGGTGGTACTGCAAAACGAGTCGCTGGGCGTTGACGTGGTGCTGCATGAGCTAAAGCAGCGCCACGTCGAGGCCTTCGCGGTACTGATCAAACCGGCGGCCGAGCTGCCGCTGGCGAAGTACCGGGGCGAGATAGTGCGCGCAGCTGTGTCTTCGGGGTGGATCAAAACGCCGGAAATGCGGATCGCAGATGTGGGCGAGATGAAGGTGAGCGCAGTGCGCTGGCTGAGCGAGAAGCTTGCCAGCGTATACACCGAGGCGATGGAAATCGACCCAAAAGAATAATAGACGCCATGCGCTGCGCGCGCGATGGCGCCGAGGCACCTATGGAACTACGCATGGCATGGCAATGTGAACGCTGGCACGCACTGCCAGAGCAGGGCGGTCTACTCGACCAGCCGGCTGGCATGCTGCAACGCATGGCCGCCATGCTGAACGTATACAACGCATTCAAGGTATTCAAGGCAAGCTCCGGCAACCTGATGGCACTGGCGAACAGCCAGCCGCAGGTGCTGGCGCTTGTGCGCGACATAGAGCGCATGGAGATGACACAAGATGGCTGACGTAAAGGTGCGCATCATTGCGGTCGATGAAGCCAGCGAGCCGCTGAAGAAAACCGGCGAAGAGGTCGAGAAGGTCGGCAAGAAGGCGAAAGAAGCCGGCGGCGCGTTCGAGGGCTTGGGCAAGACGATGGTCAGCGTGGCCGGCGGCTTGGGCTTGCAGATGGGCTTGCAGGCTATCATCGGCGGGCTGAAGAATGCAGTGGTGGGCAGCTTCGAGCTGGCCGCTGCGCTGGAGCACACGAAGGTCGGCTTCACCACCATGCTGGGCAGCGGCGAGGCAGCGCAAGGCATGCTGGACGAGCTGCGCGACTTTGCAGCATCAACACCTTTTCAGTTTACAGACTTGACGACGGCCGCCAGCCGCATGATTGCGATGGGCACGGCGGCTGAGGATGTGATCCCGACGTTGACGGCGGTGGGCGATGCTGCCGCCGGGCTTGGGCTTGGAAAAGCAGGCGTGGACCGCATCACGCTTGCCTTAGGGCAGATGAGTGCGAAGGGCAAGATCGGGGGCGACGACCTGCGGCAACTCGCCGAGGCCGGGGTGCCGGCGCTGCGCTACTTGGCAGACGCTGCCGGCGTGACCACTGCCGAGATGTCGAAGATGATAGAGAAGGGCATCATACCGGCAGAGGAAGGCGTCAAGGTGCTGGTGCAAAGCATGAGCGGTGACTTCGGCGGGCTGATGGCCGAGCAGGCGAAGACGGCAACCGGCGCGCTGAGCAACTTGGAAGACGCGACCGCAACGCTGGGCACGCAGATCGGCGACATCATGGTCCCGTCTGTCACAGCTGGCGCGACCGAGTTGTCGAAGTTCTTCGGCGTGGTAATCGCTGGACAGACAGCGATGAACAAAGATATAGAGCTGACCGAAGCGCTAGACAAAGCCTTCAGGGAAGGCAAAATATCAACTGACGAGTGGAATACAGCGCTTAAATATACGCCGCTTGAGGTAAGTGCTAAAGGCCTGACAATAATGGCCAACTCCGTCAAGGACGTAGACGCCGCCACTGCGCTGCTGGCAAAGGTGCAAGCTGACGCAACCTTTGAGATGGACCGCGCGGCCGACTCAACCAACGAGAACTACACGGCGGTCGACAAGCTAAAGCCAAAGATCGACGAAACGAAAGATGCGATCCTGCAACTCAAGGAAGCGCTGGCACTGCAAGCGGGCAGCTTCGGGATAGTGAGCGGTGCGCTGAAGGACTTCGACAAGGACACCGAGAAGCTGGCAGAGACAACCGCAAAGCACCAGAAGGTTGTGGACGACCTGACCGCAGCGCACGGCAAAAACCAAGCGGCGATCTTGGCCGGCACCGGGACGATCAAGGACAACAGCGACGCCATCGACAAGTCGGCGCTGCTGCACCGCGACCTGAAGCAGGACGTGCAACAGCTGAACGAGAAGCAAGCCGAGGGCAAAATCAGCGGCGAAGATTACACGCTGGCGATGGACCACCTGAACATTAAGATACGCGAGCAGAACGAAGAGCACGGCAAGTTAGTCGCAACGCAAGGCACCGGGCTGACGGCTGTGCAGCTGGCAGCCGTTGAGACGGCCAACTATACGATAAAGCTGGGCGAGGCGACTGCTGCGCTGGAAGCCGACAAGGCAGCCGACCTGCTGCTGCAGACGCAAGTGGCCACGCGCATCAAGGAAGGCATTGTGCTGGAGCAACTTGCCAGCGATGCGAAAGACGGCCTGAGCGCGCTTGAGATCACGCGCATCGAAGCCGAAGCGCAAGCGCTTGGCATTGCCAACAGCACGGCGATCAAGGACACACTGCTGGTGCAGGGCGCAGCCACTATTCTGGCAGACGCGCGCAAAACATACGCCGGCGCATTTGCGAGCGAGAACGAGGCCGGCATTGCGTCGTTTGCATCCTTCGTGAACAGCATCAGCGGCGACGTGACCAACCGCATCCAGCCAGACTTGAAGAAGGCGCAAGACGCCGCGAAGCTGACGGCTAAAGAGTTCCGCGAGATTGCGACCGAGTACAACAGCGTACAGAGCAGGGAAGTGACGCTGCGCATTACAACGATCCGCCAGAATATCGAGGCAGTGCAGGCCGCGAAGTTTGGCGGCACTGGTCCGGCGATGGGCGTTCCAGTTGCAGGCGCGAAGGCCGGCGGCGGCGCAGTTATGGGCAGTGCGGGCGCATACTTGGTGGGCGAGGCTGGGCCGGAGCTGTTCAACCCGGCTGGCACCGGCGGCAGCATCACGCCCAACGGCGCGCTGGGCCGGGGCGGCCTTGCCATCGGCACGCTGAACGTATACGGCGTGCAGAGTACGTCGGAGCTGTTCAACCAGCTGAGCAAGGAAGCACGCGCGCGCGGCATGCAGTTTGCGGTGAGCTAGTTGGCCAAGCCGGTCTTCAGGTACTACATCGACTTCGCCGGCACCGGGGCGTTCGCCAGCGAAGTCACCAGCGTGCTGATAAGCGCGCAGTGGCAGCTTGGCTTCAGCCAGCCGTTCGACCTTGTGGCGCGCGACAACACGGCCGAGCTGGTGGTGCAGAACATCACGCGCGACTTCAGCCCGGAGTACACGAGCGGCGCATACTACGACAACGTGCAACCGGGGCGCGCGGTAAAGATCACCAGCACCTATGACAACGTGACGCGCACGATGTGGCTGGGCTGGATCGCAAGCTACCAGCCGAGCGTCAACATCAAGGGCGACCGCACCTGCAAGATAACCTGCAGCGGATGGTTCGAGCGGGCGCAGCGGCGCGAGAGCTTGATCCCGATACAGCTGGGGCAGACTGCCGACACGGTGATCGGCGTGATACTGGACGAGAGCGACATACTGCCGCCGGGCCTTACTGGGCGCTGGATACTGGGCGTGTCAACGCTGGGGCAGAGCACTGTGCTTGGAGATGTTTCTGATTACTTCGACGTGCTGGACACGGGCGACACCACCTTCGCGTTTGCGGGTGACTGGGCTGCGAATACAAGCGTATACAGCGCGATCCGCGAGATGGTTGAAAGAGAGGCGGGTCGATTCTGGCAGGCTCGCGGGGGAGCCTTGACCTTCGCCCCGCGCCAGTGGTTTCCGACTCAAACGACCAGCTTGGCAACCTTCGCCGATAACATGATGGCGATGGACTATGTGTACGGCGCTGACGTGAGCAACATCGTGATCACGAACTACGCGCCGCGCACGACCGGGTCAAGCGGCAGCACGCTGGCAACGCTGGCGAGCGGCACGCTGGCACCGGCCGCTTCGTTTGTGGACATCGAGTATCGCTTCGTGGCTGCAGGCGTGGGCGAGACGGTGGCCGCCACTGCGCTGATCACGCCGGTGACGAGCACGGACTTCACAGCCAACAGCCAACCGGACGGCAGCGGCAGTGACCTGACCGCAAACATCAGCGCGGCGATTGTGGCAACGAACGCGACGGCGGCAACGGTGCGGTATACCAACAGCGGAGCGGCGGCATACATTCAAGCCGCGAGCAAACTGCGCGGTACACCGCTCACAAAGTTCAACGCTTTAGCGTACACTGCGAGTGACGAGGACAGCCTGCTGGCATACGGCCGGCTGGCGTACACTTCGCCGGGCGTGCAGGACAGCTTGGCGGACGCGACAACGCTGGGCGATTACCAGCTGAGCTTGCGCAAGGACCCGGTCGGGCGCGTGGACAGCGTGGTGTGGAGCGGGTGGGATACAGCGCACACGACCGATATGCTAACGCTGACGGTCGGCGATAGGATAACCATGACCGAGCAGCAGACGCAAGCAGGCGGCGCGTGGTTTATCATCGGTGAGAGCCACAGCGTGAGCGCGGGGTCGTATAATGTGACGTGGGTGCTGGAAGATGCCGGCACCATCATCTACTGGCTGCTGGGCACTGCCACGCAGTCGGAACTGGGCGAGACAACTATTCTCGGCCCGCTATAGGAGAAAAACACAATGGCATGGACCGTACCGAGTGACCGGATCGTTGGCGACCTGATTAGTGCCGCCAACTGGAATGCGTTTCTGGGAACGAGCGGCGACATGAGCCGCACAAGCGCGGCGGTGGTGACAACTGCCGGCGACATGACATACGCGAGCGGTGCCAACCAGATGGCGCGCATCGCGGGCGGCACTGCGACGCACGTGCTGACAAGCAACGGGCCGACAAGCGCGCCGAGCTTTCAAGCAGCGTCGGGCGGCGGCATCACGATGGGCAAGGCAATCGCGGCCGCGATGATTTTCGGCTAACAAACTTTCACGGAGCAAGAACATGGCAAATCCAAATATTGTAAACGTCGCGACTATCAACGGCAACATGCTGAGCGCGGCGGTCGGCACCGGCACGCCGGATACGCAGATCGTTAGCAACGGCGCCAGCAGCGGCAAGATTTTCAAGATCAACTCGCTGTATGTGGCAAATATCGACGGCAGCGCGAGCGTTGACATCAGCGTGCGCATGTATAGCGTGGCGGCGCTTGGCGGCACGGCTACGGCCATCGCCAGCACCATCGCGGTGGCGGCAGACAGCACGCTGGTGGTGGTGACGAAGGACAGCGCGATCTATGTGCTGGAAAATCAGAGCATGGGCATTTTCGCGAGCGCAAGCGGCGACGCGGTCTTCACCTGCAGTTGGGACGAAATCAGCTAACATGTTTGCGCTGACGCAAACGCGAAGACTATCGGGCGCGGTGCTTAATAGCAGAACGCTGAACAGAATTCCGCCGCTTTACAGTGTGGAATATCTTATAATCGCAGGCGGCGGTGGTGCAGGCAATCAGCGCGGCGGCGGCGGCGGCGCTGGCGGTTATAGAAATGCAACGGTTGGCGAGACAACAGGCGGCGGCGGCAGTGCTGAAGCTATAATGCGTCTAGAGCCTGCAAGTATTTATACAGTAACAGTCGGGGCAGGTGGGGCGGGCGGTGCTGGCAGTACCAACGCCGTTGGCAACGTTGGCACAGTTGGAAACGACAGCGTGTTGAGCAGTATAACTTCAAGCGGAGGCGGCGCAGGCGCTGCAAACGGAAGTCAAGCTGGCGGACTTGGCGGAAGCGGCGGCGGTTCAGTGGGCACTAACGGAGTTTTCGCAAGCTCAATCGTTTCGCCAACGCAAGGATTTTTAGGCGGGTTCACAACATCAGGCAATCCCGGAAATGGACTTATGCAAACAGGCGGCGGTGGTGCAGGCGCAGTTGGTACAAACGGCACTGTAAATAGCGTGGCTGGAAATGGCGGCGCGGGGCTAAGCAGCAGCGTAAACGGAAGCGCGACAACGCGAGGCGGCGGTGGTGCAGGTGGTGGGTCTCAATTTAACAGTATGAATACAGCGGGAACAGGCGGCAGTGGAGGCGGTGGCAATGGGTTTATTGACGCAACAGCGGGAGGCAACGGCACAGTAAACACTGGCGGTGGCGGTGGTGCAAGCGGGCAAAGCAGCAGCAACACAACAGGCGCAGGCGGCACAGGCGGAAGCGGCATTGTGATCTTGCGTTATGTTGGAATCCAGCGCGGCAGTGGCGGCACGGTTACAAGTTCAGGCGGCTACACAATCCACACCTTCACGGCAAGCGGCAGCTACACGGCATAGCATGGCACACTTTGCAGAACTTATAGACGGCATTGTGGCGCGGGTGATTGTGGTAAGCAACGCAGACACGGCGAGCAACGGCGTGGAGGACGGCGCAATTGGCGCGGCGTTTTGCGCTAACCTGCTTGGCGGCGAGTGGGTGCAGACAAGCTACAACGGCAACATGCGCAAGAACTACGCTGGCATTGGCTACACATTCGACACGGTGCGCGATGCGTTTATCGCGCCGAAGCCGTTTGCGAGTTGGGTGCTTGACGAGGCGACCTGCAGGTGGGTTGCGCCTGTGGCAATGCCGAGCGAGGGCGGGCCGTGGGCGTGGGACGAAGACACTGAGAGCTGGGTCGCGGTGTAAGGTGCCACAAGTTGCCAGCCTACGAAGTCGGAATAGATGTATCGAAGTGGCAGGCGCCTGAGCGGCTGAACTGGCGCAGACTTCGGGACGAGGGCGGTGTGCGCTTTGTGGTGGCGCGGCACTGCTACGGCGTGCAGGTGGACAGCACCTTCTGGCGCCACACTTGGGCGGCCATGCGCGCCGGCGGGATCACCGTCAGCGGCTACCAGTTTCTCCTCGCAAACATTCCAGCATCCGCGCAGGCATCGCTGGCGCTGACCGTGGCGCGCGAGCTTGACCAGCCGTATGTGCTGGACGTCGAAGCGCCGGGCCTGACGAAGAAGCACATCGACACTTGGCTGGAGATTTTCTTGCGCAGCGGCCTGACGCCGATGATCTACTGCAGCCGGGGCAGCTGGGCGGCCTGCTATGGCGCTGGACCGCACCAGTGGGGACATCTCCCGCTATGGGTGGCAAACTACACGACAGCCGACAAGCCGGCGATGCCGGACGGCTGGACGAGCTGGCAGATATGGCAGCACAGCGACAAGGGCCGTCTACCGGGCTTTGAGGGACATCTGGACACCAACAGGCGGGTGATACCGTGAGCGCGCTGTGGGGGCTGCACGGCAGCGCAGACGGCAGCTGGGGCAACCTGATACTGCCGGCTGAGCAGGAGTTCGTCAAGCGCGGGCGGATCAAGGCATACAAAATGCTGAGCTGGGAAAATCCGGCGACAGTGCAATGGCTGGCGCCGCACGGCGTGGACTTGGTGCTGGTGCGCATCATGCTGCAGGGCGAGCAGCTGGCATCACCGGCGAGCGCATGGGCAGCCAGCCGGGAAGCGGTGCATGCGCACTATGCGGCCGGCGTGCGGCTGTTCGAGCTGCACAACGAGCCGAACCTGAGCATCGAGGGCGGGTGCGGTGCGCGCTGGAATGGAGGCGCCGGCTTCGCCAAGTGGCTGACCGGCTTGTCGCTGCTGATAAAGGCTGAGCTGCCGGACGCGCTGCTGGGGTGGCCGGGCTTGTCACCGGGCGGCGCGCTGCCGAGTTTCCGCGAGCCGTGGCGCCAGTTTCTCATCGACGCTGTGAACGTGGGCGCGATGAGCGCGGTCGACTGGGTCGGATGCCACTGCTACTGGCAGGCGGTGCCGGGGATCACGGACCCGAACGAGGGCAACCACTATAAAGAGTATGCGCGCTTCGGCAAGGCGATCTTCATCACGGAGTTCAGCAACCCGGCCGAGGGCGTAGACAAGAGCGAGAAGGCGCGCCAGTACGTGCAATATGTGCACAAGCTGGACAGCACGGTGCGCGCGGCGTTTGCGTTTGTGAGCAGTGCAAGCGGTGGGCAGTTCGCGCATGAGACGTGGACGAACGACATGGCCGATATAGTGGGGCAACGAGTATGAGCGACGAGAACATCAACGTGACGGTGGCGGTGCGGCTGAGCCTGCTGGAAGACAAGGTCGACCGGCTGCTGCACGTGCAAGCCGAGGCGGACGCGCGCCAGCGGGTGATGGAAGCGCAGGTGGCAAAGATGAGCGTCATGGTGGGCTTTGTGTCGGCGGGCATCAGTGCCGCCATCGCGGGCACCGTGGCGATGTTCCGCACAAGATAGGCAGCGCATGCGCCATGCGTTCAAGGTGGCGGTCGTCAGTGACCTGCACATCGGCAGCACCGTGGCACTGCCAGCCGCGCGTGAGTACGTGCTGCCGGACGGGCAGCGCCTGCACGCCAGCCCGGCGCAGTTGTGGGTGCTGGACTGCTGGAATAAGTTCTGGGCAGAGTTTCACAAGCTACCGGCCAAGCGCAGCGCCATCATAGTTAATGGTGAGTTCTGCGAAGGCGAGCACCACGCAGCGCAACAGATAAGCGGTCAAGCCGAAGTCATGGAGAGCATGGCCATCGAGTTAATGCGCAAGCACGTCAGCAAGGTGGACAAGCTGTACGTGGTGCGCGGCAGCGGTGCGCACAGCAAGCAGCAGGGCATGGCCGACGAGACGGTGGCACGCGAGCTGGGGGCAGCGCGCAACGCAAGCGGCTGGCGGTCAGACTACCGCTGGCGCATCGAAGTGGGCGGCGTGCTGCTGGACGTGGCGCATCACATCAGCGGGGGCGGCGTGCCGTGGACTGCCGGCAACAATGTGCGCCGGGCGTTGATGACCACCGTGCTGCGCGCTGCGGAGCGCGGCGAGCGTGCGCCGGACATCATGCTGCGCGCGCACGTGCACCAGCCGGCGAGCTATGAGTTCGGGCACACGCGCATCTTCATCACGCCGAGCTTCAAACTGAGGGACGAGTACGCGCACAAGATCGGCGCCAGCCTTGCACCTATCGGCGGCATCATCATCACAGTCGACAACGGCGCGGCCAACGTGGTTACGCGCACATTCCAACCTGACCGGGAGCAAGTTACAAAACTATGACCAAGCCAACGAAGCCGATGAAGTCAACAATGCCGAAGATCACCGAGAGCACGCTGCTGGAAGCGCTGCGGCATGCGATGGCCGAGCACACGCGCAAGGGCGAAGGCAAGACGGCCGCAGAGCTGGCGGTGGAGAGCAACCTGAACATCACGAAGGTGCGGCACCAGCTGCGCATACTCATCGACCAAAAGAAGTGCATCGTGGAGCTGGAGTACCGGCAAAGCATCGCGGGCTATATGCGCGCGGTCCCGGTGTACGTGCTGGTGAAGTGATCGTGCTATACTGAGCGCGTCTTCGATTGGTCTCCTAGACATTGCGCGCGCGCATCCACAGCGGTGCGCGCGTTGCATTTTAAGCCGGCAAAACCCGAACAGGTGTTCTAACTGCTGAAAATGCCTTGTTTTATAGGCGAAACTCGTAGGGCAAAACGCTTGACAAGTTGATAACCTTGCCTGTATACTTAAGACATAGGGGGCGCAGAAGCACCCGGCAGACAACGAACTGGAGACCAACCAGATGAACGCAACGACCGCAACCAAATTCAGCAGGCACATCGTACCAGACACAAAGGCAGGCCAACGTGGACGCAGCACTTTCTCGGCTCAATACAAAGGTTACGAGATTGTTTTGGCCGACGAAGGTTATAACACTCCAGCTTGGACCATCATAATTCGCAACCTGACGAGCGTTCAAGTGCAACGCACCTTCACCGAGTTTATGCCACTGCAAGGCGCAAAGTTACAAGCCATATCCCTGATCGACAAGCTCACACGCTAACCCAAGGAGACCACGCCGGGCGCAGGTAGCAAGCCTGCGCCCACTAGCAACAGGAGACCACGAACATGCTAACTTTACTTGACAGCGCAGGCATAGACCGCAAAGAATATAAAACACACTACCGTCGCGGCTGGGAGGCGCAGAAGCGAGAAGCTTCTGGCAATGGCAACTGCTTCAACACTGCACTCGACCGTGCTGATGCAAGAAACGAAAAAGACGCATGGTATGACGGCTACATGGATCGCGCTACAAGCCGAGAGAAGTGGCACATGCTGTTATGCAAAAATCACGAACAGTGCCCATAGCCAACACCAACCCGGGCGCGCCTGAGCTAAGGCGCGCCCACTAGCATCAGGAGACCAACATGAACCGCAGAACCCTTACAGCTACGCAGGCAGAGCAGCACGCGCTAACGATGGCGCTGGTGCTGGCGATCACGGCCAAGACCGAAGCTAACAGCCAGCGCGCTGTGCTGGCGGCTGGTTTCTTCGCCGGCCGCATGCAGCCGCTGCAGGTGGCGCAATGCCAGACCGAAGCCAAGCGCATTTTGAAGTCCGCATACAACTAGGAGACTAACATGAACAGCACAGCATACGACTTACCGGCAATCTCGAAGCTGCTAGACCTGATCGGCGCGGAGCGCAGCGAAGACAACGACCGGGCGCTGCTGCGCGTGCGCGACCGTGCCATCGTGGCACTGCGCACGGCGCGCGAGATGATGGCAGACGTGGACGCCGCGCTCATCGACTACATGACGCTGAACCAGTGCGATCTGGAAATCAGCGACACCGAGCGGCTGTACGTCGGCACCACGCGCGTGACCAAGAGCATCGACGATCAAGAGATACTGATGGCGATACTGGAGGCCGGCAACGGCAACATGGAGCTGCTGACCACCGGCGCCGGCGGCATGCTGGGCAGCCAGCCGTGGAAGTCCGGCGCGGTCCGGGCGCTGATCGGCGACGCCAAGTTCAACAAGCTCTTCACCACCGAGACGAAGCTGGACGTGAAGACCGGCAAGCCGGCAAAGTCCGTCAAGGTGGCCGACAGCCGCTTCGGGCCGAAAGACTGACTTGACAAGTTGACAACGGCGCATATACTTAAACACAAGGAGACCACCATGATCGACAAAACACCGCCGGACAACGAGCCAAAGCCAGAGCCAGAGCTGACGCCATTTCAGGCCATGCTGGCATCGCTAGACCTTGCCATAAGCGACATCGAGCACGTCAACACTGACCTGCGCAAGTTGCAGCGCATAATGCGCGAGGTGCTGCAATGAGATTTCCAGACGACCGCAAGCACGAGCACAAGCCGCCGCACGCCGAAGTCTGCGTCAGCTTCTGGCTGGACGCCGCGATGCACCGGCAGCTGCACGCCTTCGCGCACCGGGTGCAACTGACCAAGAGCGAAGTGATCCGCGATGCGCTCATCGAGCACATGGAGCGCAAGCGCAAGTTCACGAACCTGATACCACGACCGGCGCCAGCGCCACACGCTGACAGCGAAGACTAGACACGGGAGACCATCATGATACAAGGCAACGAACTGACACAGATAGAGACGGTGCTGGTGGCCGGCGACTTGGCCAAGCTGAGCGCGGACCAGCGGCTGACGTACTACCAGCGGCTGTGCGAGTCGCTGGGGCTGAACCCGCTGACGCAGCCTTTTCAATACTTACAGCTTAGCGGCAAGCTGGTGCTGTACGCGACGAAGAGCTGCACCGAGCAGCTGCGCCAGCTGCATGGCGTCAGCATCACCGGCATCACGAGCGCGCAGGTGGGCGACGTTTACATCGTGACCGCGACGGCGATGGACAAGAACGGCCGCACGGACTGCGCCACGGGCGCGGTGGCAATCGCCGGGCTCAAATCCGATGCGCTCGCCAATGCACTTATGAAAAGCGAAACGAAGGCAAAAAGGCGGGTGACTTTGTCACTGTGCGGGCTTGGCATGCTGGACGAGAGCGAGGTGGAGACGATCCCGGGCGCAGTGCGCGCACCAGTGGCGCTGCCAGTGACCAACGGGCACGCCGTGGCGCCAGTGCCGGCGGCAGACCCGCTGCCAGCGGTGGACGCTGAGCCGGAGCCGGCCGACGAGATCACTGACCTGCAGGGGCTGTGCAACTGGGCCATCGACTTGTGGCCGGATGTGTTCACCAGCGATGACGAGGTGAAGGCGGCGCTGCGGGCGCACGGCACGAAGACGTGGAGCAAGAACACGGACGTGGCGGCGCTGAAGCGCATGCTGGAGCACGTGGCGAAAGTGCGCACGCTGTGAGGCGCGAGTTCGGGACGGGCACGTGGCGCGAACGCGCCAAACTGTATGACGACCAGTGCCGCCGCAGTGTTGCGGCGGCCATAGCAACGCAGGAGGCAAACATGGACAACAACTTACCACCCAAAGCGCCGAGCTTCTGCAAGCTGGAAAGCGGCTTGTGGGGCATACGCATCGAAGGCACGGCCAAGACCGGGGACATCGTGAACGTGGTGCGCAAGGACCGGCAAGTGAAGCCGGAGAAGCTGGGCAGGCTGGTGAAAGAGTTCAGCGGCGTGCAGCTGTACGAGATCGACAAGGGCGACGCGCAAGAGGTGCCGATATGAGCTGGCTGCCGATGATCTTCGCTGTGACCGTACTGCTGGGGGTGGCGATCTACCTGAGCCCTACATCTGGCGGTTGACAGGGGGCGGGGCGTTCGAGTAATATCTGAGCGCCTCCCAAGCGGACACCGTGCGCGTCAGGGTTCAACTGATGCGCACGGTCCGACACAACGCACCGCCTGCGCATGGGCGACTGCTACAACTTACACGGCACTCGGAAACGGCCACGGCCATGCGCGGCAGAGGCAATCATCAAGTCCAGAGTTTG